TGAGGAGCTACTGGACTACGGTGCTGGCAAACTATCCCTCATAAAGGCTATAAGCGACGGCAGGCTGGTCGATCATAACTTCCGGTACTACCCCTACGAGCCCGCAGATGAGGAGCATAGCGAGGCTCCTGAGCCCTCTGACATGGTTGTCTGCATCGACGTATTGGAACACATCGAGCCGGAGTTGCTTGACAACGTGCTGGACGACCTGCAGCGAGTCACTCAGTGGATTGGCTTCTTTACGGTTTCGATTGGTCCGGCGAACAAGACGCTGCCGGATGGCAGGAACGCGCACCTGATCCAAGAGCCTGCCGAATGGTGGCTGCCGAAGATCATGCAGCGATTTGAATTACACAACTTCCAGAAACGTCCTGATGGCTTTTCTGTGCTTGTGGGGGCGAAATGAGCATAACTAACTACACCGAGCTGCAGACAGCGGTTGGGCGGTGGCTGCAACGCACTGACCTGTCAACGCTGATCCCGGACTTCATTGCGATGGCGGAGGCAGACTTCAACCGCAGCCTACGGCTCCCAGGGCAGATCGTCCGGGAGGACTTTGATGTGTCTGGCAAGTGGACTGCATTGTCCGGTCTTGCCGCCCCGATTGCCGACATCCGCAGCGTGAAGATCACCGCCTCGGGTGTCAGTCGGGCGCTGGAGTTCATTGCGCCTGAGCAGACGCACCAATTCTACGTTGCCGGCGTTCCTAAGTTCTACACCCGGCTGGGCGATGAGCTCGGGGTCTTCCCGGCGCCGGATGGCACCTACACGCTTGAGGTTGAGTATTTCCGGACCATCCCGGCACTCGCGAGTAACAGCACCAACTTTCTCCTGACGCAAGCCCCCGACCTTTACCTTTATCGGGCGGTCATGGAGGGAGCCCAATACCTGCACAACCCGGAATTACTTGCGCGGGTGGCTCCGATGTTCGACCGGGCGCTTTCCGGCATCAAGCTCGAGGGGTCTGGCAAGCAGTTCGGCAGCAGTGCACCAACAATCAGAGCGGGGTAAGACATGGCAATTGAAGCAGCCACGTATATTAGCGATTTGGTCTCCACCAATCCCGAAGCAACCGACAACGTAAGTACCGCAGATGACCACCTGCGGCTAATCAAGGCGGCTGTCAAGGCAACCTTCCCGAACGTGTCTGGCGCGGTCACTCCGACGCATACTGAGCTTGGCTACGTCGCCGGTGTCACATCTGCGATCCAGACTCAGTTGGACGCCACCGCAACACTTACTGGCACAGAGACATTCACCAACAAGACCCTGACAAGCCCGACGATAACCGGCGCGGTGCTGAACGACGGGTATACCGAGGAAGTCTACGCTGTTTCTGGAACGACTCCGGCACTCAGTCCGACAAACGGAACGATCCAAACGTGGACGCTCTCTGGCAACAGCACTCCCACTGCAGGAACCTGGGCAGCAGGGCAGTCGATCACGATGATGATCGACGACGGGACAGCCTACACGGTTGACTGGTCATCGGTATCGGTGACCTGGAAGACGGGCAGCGGTGGCGCACCAACGCTTAACACTAGCGGATATACAGCAATTGCGCTTTGGAAGGTCGGCAGCGACATCTTTGGCGCCCGTGTGGGGGACGCCTGATGCTGACAAGCAAGGTGCTCGGCGCGAAGGGCGCGGGAGTGGGACCATCACCCTATATTGCCGTCGCTCATTCAGTCTCTCTGTATATATCGGTTTACAATTGGTCCAGCGGGTTCGGGTCCAAAGTTTCAGACCCGGCTACACTGCCGCCAAACTTTGCGCAGGGCGTAGCATTCAGTCCCGATGGAGCGGACATTGCTGTTGCTCATGGCACCACCCCGTTCGTATCAGTTTACCCATGGTCCAGCGGGTTTGGGGCGAAATACTCCGATCCGGCTACATTGCCAACAGGCACAGGGCAGTGCGTAGCATTCAGCCCAGACGGGGCAGACCTGGCTGTCTCTCACTCCACCTCCCCGTATATATCAGTTTATCCGTGGTCTAGCGGGTTTGGGACGAAATATTCCAACCCAGCCACATTGCCAGCGGGCACAGGGTATGGCGTAGCATTCAGTCCAGATGGGGCGGATATTGCTGTTGCTCACGCCGGCTCCCCATATATATCGGCTTACCCGTGGTCCAGCGGATTTGGGACGAGATATTCCAACCCGGCTACATTGCCGCCAAGCACGGCGCGCGACGTAGCATTCAGTCCGGATGGGGCGGATATTGCTGTTGCTTCCCAATTGACCCCGTTTATACTGGTTTACCCGTGGTCCAGCGGATTTGGGACAAAATACTCCAACCCAGCTACATTGCCGTCAAACACGGCTCTTTCCGTAGCATTCAGTCCCGATGGAGCGGACATCGCTGTTGGGCATAGCGGTTCCCCGTATATCTCTGTTTACCCATGGTCTGGCGGATTTGGAACGAAATATTCTGATCCTTCCACGTTGCCAGCGGGCAATGGGTATGGCGTAAGGTTCAGTCCAGACGGGGCAGATATTGCTGTCGCTCATAGCAACAGTCCTTATATCTCTGTTTACCCTTGGTCTAGCGGCTTCGGCACAAAATACTCCGATCCGGCTACATTGCCAACGGGCGTAGGAAACGACGTAGCTTGGGCGCCGCCAACGTAATCAGGAACATTATGCCAGATTTAATCAAGACTCAAAGGGAAATCCTCGCCATGTCGCTTGAGGCCCGTGACCAGGAGGTGATGGGTTATCAGATAAACATCGATAATTACCGGCTCGCCATCGCCGACATTGAGGCGTCTGGGGACACGGACCTTTCCGATTTTGCCGAACAACTCAGGGGGCTCTTGAAGTCGGAGCTTCTTGAGCAGAAAAAGGCAAAGGTCATGCGCCGAGTGATTGCGCAGCAATTGGAGCAATGATATGCACATCAAACTGACAAACGGGGTTCCCACCAGATACACGGTCGGGCAATTGCGCCGCGACAATCCGCAGGTTTCGTTCCCCAAAGACATTCCACCCGGCACTCTTGCGCAGTTCGGTGTGTTCCCCTTGTCTGCAACCGACCGACCGCCGCACAACGAGCTTACGCACAAGGTTGTCGAGGGAACCCCGGCGCAGGTCAATGGAGCGTGGCTGCAAGTCTGGGACACGGTTGCCCTCACGCAGGGCGAGGTCGCAGAAAAGCTTGCGCAGATTCAAGAGGACATTGTGGATGCTACGCAGCAGCGGCTGGACGACTTTGCTCGCACAAAGGGTTACGACGGCATCCTGAGTGCCTGTACTTACGCCACCAGTCCGACTGCGACCTTTGCAGCAGAGGGGCAATATTGCGTAGCGCAGCGGGATGCAACTTGGGCAAAGCTCTACCAAGTGTTGGGCGAAGTCCAAGCAAACCTGCGCCCAATGCCGACTGGGTACTCAGATATCGAGGCTGAACTGCCGGCGCTTGACTGGGGTGATGTGTGATCGAACTAAAGCGCAGGGCTCTTAATTTGTTCATTGCGCTCGACCAACTTCTGTACGTCCTCATCACACTCGGTCACGGCAACCCGGACGAGACAATCAGCGCTGCCGCGTACCGCCTGGAGCTGGAGGGGAAGATCGCCGGCAAGGCATCCAGACCGATCATCGACCTGATATTTTTTTTTGACAAAGAGCATTGCCGAAAGGCGTGGCTCTCTGAGTGGAGATTGCGATGCTGATTCCATTTCGCGATTTAGGGAGTGCCGGCATCCAGCGTGACGGGTTCGGTCCAGAGATGGCTCCGGGTGCTTTCACATCGGGCAATAACGTCAGATTCTCCAAGGGGTTTCTGGAAAAAATCTCCGGGCAGTCGAACTTTGCCGGAACCCTGTCAGATGACCCGCACGGACTTTTTTCGGTCTACGTCAACGGGATCCGATATCTTGTGTACGCCGGCACATCAGAGATCAACTGTGTCACCGCCGGGACGCACACGGACATCACCGGACCAGCGCTCACCTGCGACCCCAACGACATCTGGACGGGTGGCGTTTTGCCCGGTGGGATGCTGGTGATGAACAACCCGGCAGACCAGCCCATGTACTGGGCGGGCGATCCCGGAACACCGGTCGCGACGCTTACCGACTGGACATCAACGACAAGGGCTCAGGCTGTCAGACCGTTCCTGAACTTCCTGTTTGCCCTGAACATCAACAAGAACGGCACAGAATACGAACGGCTCGCAATGTGGTCGTCTGCTGCGGACGTTGGATCACTGCCCGCCGAATGGACCCCGTCATCGACCAACGACGCCGGCGAGCAGGACTTGGACGTAAGTAGCCCTCTGGTTGACTGCATCGGGTTCAATGACCGACTCCTGATCTTCTCAGAAACTGAAACCGTCGCGGCAACATTTATCGGCGCCCCGTATACCTTCAGGTTCCAGACGATCTCCCGGACGCACGGTCTGCTGACTCAACGCTGCGCTGCGATCATCCCGAATGTTGGCGTTTTGGCGGTCACAAAGGGCGATATCGTCATTCACACTGGATCGGAATCACCCCAATCTATCGCGTCTGGTCGGATGCAAGACTGGTTTTTCGACAACCTGAATCCCAACGTGTTCAGGAAGACATTCGTTGTTGAGAACCTGTGGAAGAACGAGGTTTGGATTTGCTTCCCGTCGCTGGCGTCAACCGGTGCCTGTGACAAAGCGCTGATCTACAACTTTGTCCTGAACACTTGGACAACCCGTGATTTGCCAGACGCAGCGGCGGCGGTCAAGTCTGTTGTTGATGATTCCGTTGCCGAGACCTTTGCGACGATTTCCGGCACGTTCTCGTCGGTCACGCTGGCTTTCTGTGACTACGACTCAGCACCCCAATCGGTGGAGCGGGTGGCAATAGCATCCGTTGACGGGTCTGCGATCTATCTGGTTGATGGCGGCTCAAGTTTCGCAGGGACAGCAATCTCTGCCAGTGCCGAGAGGCTTGGGCTGACGTTTGACAAGCCGGACAAGATCAAGACCGTGCGCTCCCTGCGCCCAAGGGTCGATGCTGCAGATGGGGTGGAAATAAGCGTTTACGTCGGGGCGAGCTTTGACCCGGAATCAGATTACACATGGTCCGGTCCACACACATTCACCGTCGGCTCGGACATGAAAGTCGATGCAATGGTCAGCGGGCGGTACATCGGTGTGAGGTTTGAAAGCACGGCGGCAAGCCCTTGGAGGCTAAGGTCGTTCGACTTGGACATTCAATTGCAGGGGGATTACTGATGGCTTTTTTTCCGCAAGAACCACCGTCCGACCCGGCTAGACTAGGGGCGTACATCCTGGATGAACTGCGCCGCCTTTCATCCTCCTTGAGTGCGCCCAATGAACTGCTAAGGCTCGCGGTCACGAATGTGGCGCCGCCCAAGCCAAGGGAGGGCGATGTCCGACTGGCTGACGGCACAAACTGGGACCCAGGGAGTGGGGCTGGGGTGTATTACTTTTCGGGCTCCGCGTGGGTCAAATTGTAAGGAATCGACATGGCAACTGTACATCTTCTCGAAAATCCCGGTGAGAGATACAAAAGGTATTCTGATCCGTTTGAGATCACTCCAGAGGAATACTGGAATCTCTCATTGCCTGAGCAGCAAAATCTGTATACCCGGAAAACGGAACAAGACCCCAACGAAGGGGGTTTTTATGATTCCTACATACCGTGGCGAGCAGGGGAAACCGGGTGGGTCGGCGAAGAAAATCCCTACATGGCTAATATTTCAGGTATGTCGCCGGACGCCGGAGTTGAATACCTGAAAAATCTGGAAAGTCTCCAGCAATTGCGTTATCTGCATAGCCCAGAATTCGTAGATAACGGGGACTGGGTTGGAGATATTATCCGTAATGGTGTTGACCAGTTTGGAAATAATGTTACCAAGACGTTTGATTACATCCCTGAGTGGGATGGTTCGGAAGGTCCAGGAACACAGGTCGCCGGCGGCTACAGGACGCAGTTAACCCCGGACAGCGATGTAGGAACCTACTACGGCAGTTATGACATAGACGGCAATTTGCTTGACGTTGAGTACAGAAAGCACGAAGAAAACTTTTTTGATAAAGCCTTTAAAATAGCCGTTCCCCTTCTCATTGGAGGCGCAGCCTTTGCTGGTCTGGGTGGCTTGGGCGCGGCAGGTGGCGCTGCTGGCGGCGCTGCTGGCACCACTGGGGCTGGGTTTGCATTCGGCAACGAGCTAGCGGCTCTTGCGGCGGCAGAGGCTGGATTCGGAGGTAGCGCAGGACTTGCCGGGATGGAAGCGGCTCTTGCTGGCGGCGCTGGCGCTGCTGCCTCCGGCGCTCTGGACATTGGCTTTGACCCGTTCAAGGATATCGTGGATTTGTTCGATTCCGCGACATCAGCCGGGACAGAGGCGGGTGGGAATTTCTGGGATTCGCCGTATCTGGATGCGTTTGAAACCACACCATATCCAGGTCAATCCTTCACTTTGCCGTTCCAGTCGGGTGACACCGGGACCACCCTGCTAGGCAGCATCGGGGACTTGCTCAGCAGCGGCGCGGATGGGCTGGGTAGCCTACTTGGCAGCGG